CGGAGCAGACCAACCGCTCGATGTGAACGTCGGCACGGCGACGTCCATCGATGTTCAGGTAACGGACGCGAACGGAACCGGAATCGACATCACTGGTGCGACAGTATCGGCGAAGGTATACAATGCTGGTGGGACACTCGTGGCAACGTATAATGGAACAGCCACGTATGCGGACAATGGCAGACTGTCATTTGGTCTCACGACTACGGTCACGAACACGTCTGGCACGTACACTGTAACTGTGACTAGGACAACCGGCGCGACAGACACGCAGGTATTCGGTCCACTGAAACTCTATGTGAGGCCAGTATGAGTGTGAACATCATCAACATCACCGAAGACCCCGAACAGGTTGTGCAGCTCGCAGCCTGGACGGGTGACTGGCACACGTACGTGGTGCGTCTGGTCGATGACAATGGATCTCCAGTCGACATCACGACAGGCACTCTCGGAGCGACTTTCACGAACGCCGCCACAGGCATCGCGTATTCGTTTGGTGGAGGAAGTGTCACACTCACGAAATCGATGGCCACACAGGGCATTGTGACGGTTCTGAACCCGGCTGCATATCCAACAGCAGCTGTCGTGCGTCTAACATTGTCGCTCACAGTCTCGACTACCGTGCGACGCTTCGGTCCACTGCTCATCGAGGTGCTGGCTCCGTGACCGTTAAGGTTGACCTCTCCGGCTTTGACGATGCGGAGCAACGGTTTCGCATGCTCGCTGTATTTTTGCAAAAGGCAGTGAGTTCTGCTTTTACCGGCATGATTGCACTGATGACTGGTCCTAAGTCTGGTCGTAGATACAAGCTCCCAGGAACGCAAACAATTTATCAAGCATCTGCGCCAGGAGAAGCACCAGCTGTTCGCACGACATTCCTTCGGACACACATCACCATCGGTAAAGTCAACGACTACGAATACATCATCAGTATCGCAGCGCCTTATGGCAAAATACTCGAGTTCAAAAAGAATCGTCCGTTTGCGATACCAGCATCCACGAAGGCATGGACCGTGTTTCAAGGTGTAGTGAGGAAGTACTTCAATGGTTGAATCCTTAGTCGTGGACGAGTGGATCTATGACACACTCATAGCTGACGCAACGCTACAGGGACTGCTTGCAGTAGACAATCGGGCGCCATCGTATCAGCAGGGCATATACCTGTATATGGCTCCTGAGAAGGACCCGATCAGCCTGCGACAGCCACAGGTGCCATACATCGTCGTTCGTCATACTGATGGTGGACAGGAAGACACGAAGCCATTGTGTGGCGGTCGCATCATGACGACATCTGTTCACCAGGTATGGTGCTGGGATACTCAAAGCGGTGCAGTCTCGATGGCGCGTATCAAGGGCATCGTCGACAGAATCGATACACTGCTAAATAAACAGTCGGTCAATACAACGACACCTGTTTTCTTTTTGAATCGCACATCAGTCAACTCAAGCGTGGACGTCAGCCAGGATGGTCGCGTTGATAATGGCATCAGTCTTGTATTCGTTGCCACAATAACTCCAGAGGTATAACCACATGTCCCGTCCGCTTCTCGCTAAAGATGTAACACTTACAATCACGTTCACCGCAGCCGCTTTGACTGGTGACACGACTGCACTTCCGTCCACAACTGCAACATCTGTGGTTTGTTTGGCGAAGTCATTTTCGACCACAATCACACAGAACATGGTCAACGCCACGGCACTCTGCGCCGTCTACGAGGCATCACTTCCGACTACACAGGCTGGTACGGTCAACATCGAGCTATACGTCGATAGTGTCCTAGGACCGCTCTTCGTATCGAAACTAGGTTATGGCTGTGAGATTGATGTAGACTTGGATGGTGCTGGTTCCGTGGCTGGTGCAGTTGTGAAGTACTTCGGCATGGTCACAGAAGCAGGACTAAGTCTAACCCCAGAGGAGACACAGACCGAGACTGCAACCATCAAACTTGGTGTAAGCGGAATCACTGGTCTTTCAGGATCATAATGAGTCAATCAATCTTCGATAGTATTCCAAAGGCTGAAGGTCGACCGAATCACGTAGTCGACATCGAGCGCTTCATCGGAGCGCCAGGTTCAATCACATTCCGTGAGCCAAAAGCAGCGGACCTGTTTCCACGACCTGAAGTCGAGAAGATGTTGAAGATTGCATTTCCTGAGTTTCCTGCTCAGATGCTCCAAATCCTCATGATCATGGCGCGTTGTTATGTGGTACAGCCAGGTGATGGCGAAATCAATCCAGCGCGAAGGTTTGCACAGCTCGCTCGTGACCGCTCCGACATTTACCTCTATGTAGTCCAGGAGTTCGCGAGGGCATTCCCGATTGACATCGAGCAGGCTGTAGACGAAGTCCCAAACGACTAGGCGGGGTGGCGCAGAAGATCTTATACAACAGTGTGAGACATCTAAAGCGCCATCCCCGTGAGACTGACCTGACACTCGAGGAGTTCGCGGAAGTCGCGTGGGCTGGAGAAGTCTGGGAAGAACAAATCGTTGAAATCGTCAAGGCCGTGATGTCGGTCCTGGCTAAAAGGACACTCTAATGGCACTCGGCATTTTCGACATTATCTTTAAGGTGACTGGTGCTAATGAAGCTGTCCAGTCGCTTAAGAACATCAAGAACGAAGCAAAGTCGACTGCTGATGGACTTGACAAAACAAAGCAATCTACCGAGAACTTTGGCAAAAGCCTCGGTGGATTATTAGTAGGTGGTGCAGTCATTGGTATGGCTAAAGGCGCACTCGATGCAGCTGCAAAGTATGACTCGATGGAACGCGCACTCGCCACGACTGTAGGTTCTACTGCTGAACTCAGCGCACAGATGGAGCGCCTCCGTAAAGTAGCACAATCTCCAGGTATTGACCTTCAGCAAACAGTCCAGGGATTTACTAGATTAAGATCTACTGGGAAGTTTTCTGCGAAGGAAGCTGAGGAAGGCCTCGTAGGAATCGCAAATGCGGTCGCATCTGTTGGCGCACCTGCTGCCACTGTCGAGCGTGTCGTAACTGCAATTAGTCAGATTGCAGGTGGTATGCAGGTTAACCAAGAAGAACTTGGCCAACTTCGCGAAGCACTTCCGCAGTTCGCCGCATTGATGGATAAAGCATTCGGCACTGCAAATGCAGAACAAATCCGGAATATGGGAGTGTCTGCTGAAAATGCAGCTAAGGGTATTCTAAAGGCATTTGGTCAAGGTCCTAAAGCCACGGCTGGATTGCAGACTGGAATCGACAACATCAATGATGCATTGTTCGACCTCAATGTTTCGATAGGAAAAATTATCGGTAGTTTTGTTTTAGCGTTCGGTGATGACATCATTAAAAACATTGCAAAAGCCACTGAACTGATAAAGACTATGGCAACAGAGGGAACCGCGCTTAATGCAGTATTCAAAGCATTCGCGGCACTTGCTATTGGATTGATGTTGGTCGACATCGCGAGCAAGTTTGGAATACTCGTAACGGCCATCAAGTCTGCCATTACAGCACTCAAGGCATTGAATATTGCACAACTGATTGCGAAGGCCATTGCGAATCCTGCTCTCGGTCTCGCTGCTGTTGCAGCTGCTGCCGCCGCTGGATTTGCTGGCAAGATGTTGTTCGATGAAATTGATGCTGCGATGGCTAAGGGTAACAAACCTATAGAAGCAACAGGTGGGACATCTGGTGGTAAAGGCGGACTAACACCTCCAAGTACAACAGATTTAGGTAAAGCAGCAGGAGCAGCTGCTGGTGCAGCAAAGTCGACTGAAGGTAAAGGCGGAGGACTTATCAACACCATGGTCGCCATCGCTGAATACGCAGCCAGGATGCAGGCTGCATTCGTGGATTTAGCCAAAGGTATGGAAGCTCAGTTATTTGAGATTGCCAAGAACACTGGAAGCACTCGAGATCTTCTCGACCTTCGGAAACAGACCTTCGGTGGCGGTCGCCTCGGCGCCATCGGTGTGACGGCAGCGGAACTGAACGCCGGCAACAATGCGACAAACGTCGGCGGAGTCGGCATCATTCCACAGACGTTGATCCCTGCATCGACTGACCTTGAGCGTTCGATGCGGAAGATGATGATTCAGTATGGTCGACAGCAACTGGTCACCGAAATGAGGCGAATCTAATGGCGACAAACTGGCCACTCCTGGTCGAAGTCGACTGTCCTG